GTGGAGGTAATAAAATGAATTTCGGTAAAGCATTTGAGCAAGTGAAACAAGGAAAAGGAATGCGATTACCGCAATGGCAACCAGATGTTATTATTCGTGCTCAATATCCTGATGAGCATAGCAAAATGACAGCTCCATATTTATACGTGGAGAGTCGTTTCGGACGAGTGCCATGGAAGGAAACTATGATTGAGTTATTTGCAGAAAATTGGGAGGTAGTTCAGTGATGGGGAATAAAAACAAATGTTTTTCACCTAATTGCGATAATCAAGCAGAAACAGAGTTTTGTCCAGAATGTTTGGCGAATGGCGGGTTTAAGCCTCGTAAAGTGAATCCACAAATTGAAAATAGCTTTAAGTACCATGCTCCTAAAGAGGGGCAGAGTGAAAAATATAAGGCTATTAATGAGAAGGCAAAAGAACTTGCATATCTTATTGATGATCTATGCCCTAATTCTAGAGAAAAATCGTTAGCTATAACGCATTTACAGGAAACAAAAATGTGGGCAAATGCTTCAATAGCTTGTAATTAGTAAAGTTATAGGTTTTAGAAGGAGGTATAAGGTTTGTTAAAACAATTATTTTGTTCACATGACTTCCGTTGGGATTCTATTACATCTGGTGATGCTATTAATGCTTGTAATGGCAAGAGAACCATTTTAAAATGCTCTAAATGTGGTAAGTATAGAGCAATCGGTCAAATGTTAGTTCCAGCACTAAATGCACCAGAGTATACTTCAGACGGTTATCATTCTTTTAAAGAGTTATATCTTCATAGGATGGTATTGTTTGCAACTATCTGCAAGAAAAATAAATCAATTTGTTGGAAATCTAAAAAACATCATGACGACACTATGTACGACAATTATTTTATCGTTGGAATAGATACACCAAGCGGTCAGTTTACGTATCATTATCATCTAAAACATTGGAATATGTTTGATGTAAAAGAATTTGATTATGCTCCTGTTTGGGACGGTCATACAAGCGACGATGTTGTACGCCTTTTGGAACTTGTTGATTGTTAAAAATTATTCTAGCCATTCGTTGTGAGTGGCTTTTTCTTTTGCTCTGGAAAGTGAGTATCGAGTAGTTCAGCCCCTTTAGCTGTTAGGGCAACGGTACTTACTTTTGAGAGCAAAAAGTTGTTACATATATTTCATCTTCTGGTTTATTATTGGGTGTACAGGAGGTGAGAATATGACACAGTATTTAGTAACGTGTGTAATTGAAGATGATAACAATATCGCTAAACAAGTTGCTGCAGATTCACCTAAAGAAGCTATTGATATAGTAGCCGTGCAATACGGTAGCACAGACTTACTTGTTTTTGAAGATGGGTATAAAACAGAATTTGTTAAAAGTTCAAAAATAATTAAGTTTATAGTAATCAATTTAGATGAAAAAGAAAAAGTTGATAATGCAAATGCAGCAACTGTGGCAGATTTATTAGATTCAATACAGTTTTAGTAAACGGGAGAGGAGCTTATCCTCTCCTTTATTAATTTTAGCAACTAGCGTAATGGGGTGATGCCATTGGATATTGTAGTTACGATTCCTAAGAGTGAATATGAAAATGACAATAAAGAAGCCACTGTTTATGAGCAGGGCAGATATGAACAATTCTGGCAACTATCCAGACAACCTAAAAAACTTAACATTGGTGATAGAGTGTATTTTGTAAAAAACGGATTTATTGAGTCATCGATGAAAGTAATACGAATTGAAACTAAGGCAACTGCTGTATGTGAGGTAACCAATCGCACATGGAATGGTTGTCTTATTTTTATGGATGATTTAAGGCAGGAACAGTTAGAGCAAGTAAGAGGCTTTCGGGGCTTCAGGTATAGGTGGTGGTGATCATGAGATATGGCTAATTGGGATGATATTAAACAGGAGTGGGAAACCACAAAGATTACACTTGCTGATCTTGCTGAAAAACATGAGATAAAGCTTGGTACATTGAAGAGTCGAAAGAGCCGTGAGAAATGGTCGAGGGATGCAACTGAAAAGGATGCAACCAAAACTAAAAGGGTTGCATCCATAAAAGAGGATGCGCCCAAGGAAGAAATTGTTTATTTTAATAATAACGATGAAAGTGGCTTAAACGATAAGCAACGACTATTTATCGCTTATTACGTGAAGTGTTGGAATGCTACCAAGGCTTATCAAAAGGCTTATGGTTGTGCTTATACAACCGCTAGAACGGAAGGTTCAAGGTTACTTGCAAATCCTAACATTCGCGAGGAAATCATAAAGGTTCGTGATGGATTGACTGAGGATGCGCTGCTAGACAAACGAACATTAATTCAAAAATGGATTGACATAGCGTTTGCTGATATTACGGACTATGTGAAATTCGGTAGGCAAGAGGAAGTCGTATACAACGATGACGGACAACCAGAGCTAGACATGAATGGCAACGTTAAGACCTACGCATTCAACTATGTGCATCTGAATGAATCTGCTGAGATTGACGGAACTCTTGTGACTGAAGTTAAGCAAGGCAAGGACGGTATTAGCGTTAAACTTGCTGATAAGATGAAAGCTCTTGAGTTTTTATCGAAACATATGGATTTACTCAATGAGAATGAGCGTAAGCAACTACAGAATGAACAATTGAAGTGTTCTAACGAAGCTAAACGCATCGAAATAGAACAATACAAAAAAGACAATGTTGTTGGTACAGAAGATAATAAATACTCCTATATGACGCCAGAACAACGTAGAGAAGCGATAGAACGATTGAAAGGAATGACAAAACAATGAATGCAGAACAAGCAGAAATCGAACTTCTAGACGCACTCATTGAAGAACGAAAATACCTTTCTAGACAATCGTTTTGGGAGTATTGCAAGACAAGGGCACCTGATTTCTACATTGATGGACGCACTCACCTAGAAAAGATTTGTGAGACCCTCCAAGCACTGTATGAAGGGCGTTTGCTAAATGAAGATGGCGTCCCATATGAAAATATGATTATGAACATACCTCCACGTCATGGTAAGTCACGTACATTAATTCATTTTTGTGAGTGGGTGCTAGGAGATAGACAAGAAAATCGTATCATCACAGCATCCTATAATGAGGATTTAGCAACAGTTTTCAGTCGTTATACTCGTGATGGCATAAGCGAAGAAAAAGTTTATCCTCATGAAATCGTTTATAGTGACATTTTCCCTGGTGTTAAAGTTAAAAAAGGTGATTCTTCTTATCGTCAATGGGCATTGGAAGGACAGCATTTCAACTATAAAGGCGCTGGTCTTGGTGGTTCCATCACTGGTAAGGGTGGTAATATCCTAATCGTTGATGACCCTATTAAGAATGCCGCTGAAGCCCAAAATGAAAATGCCTTGGATAAACAGTGGCAATGGTTTACAGATACATTTCTCTCACGCCAGGAGCAAACTGATCGATCTATTAAAATCGTTAACATGACCAGATGGAGTAAAAAGGACATTTGTGGTCGTATTCTTGATGGAAAACGCGCTAGTGAATGGTATGTACTGATGATGCCGGCAATGGATAAAGAAGGTAATATGTTGTGTCCTGAATTGCTGAATAGAAAGAACTTCGATGCCTTATCCGACTTTATGGACGAGGCTATTTTAAATGCTAACTATTATCAGCAACCATTAGATCTTAAAGGCCGACTTTACAAAGCATTCAAGACGTATGATGGTGAATTACCTACCTTCAAATCGATTCAGAACTACACAGATACAGCAGATACAGGGGATGACTACTTATGTAGTATCGTTTATGGCGTAACGTTTGATAACGAGGCTTATGTGCTCGATGTATTGTATACAAAAGCTCCTATGGAAGAAACGGAACCTGATACAGCTAAGATGCTATATGAAAACAAAGTTAACCATGCTTACATCGAATCAAACGGTGGCGGGCGTGGTTTTGCTCGTTCTGTAGAGAAAATACTGATGGAAGAACACAACAGCAATTACACATACATTGAGCCATTCCATCAATCAAACAATAAAATAGCTCGTATTCTATCCAATTCGACATGGGTGATGAATCATATTTATTTCCCTATCAATTGGAAAGATAAATGGCCCGACTATTATAAAGCAATGACCGAGTATCAACGCGAAGGTAAAAACGCTCATGATGATGCTCCTGATGCTACTACTGGCATTGCTGAATTTGTTGGTAGTGGAAATCCTTATGATTTTTAAATAAAGTGAGGTGAATTAAATGGCAGGTTTTTTTCCATATCAAGGTGTTATTACAGAAAATGATAGATTGAAAGAAATCATTGAGGAAGGTGCAAAAAAAGGCATCACTCAAAAGAAACAATTAGAAATTGAAATCACTCAATTTAAAACATCTAGAAAGCGTGAATGGATGCTTATTGGTGATAATTATTTCGAAGGTGAACATGATATTTTAACTCGTAAACGCAAAGTGTTGAATGATCAGGGTGAACTAGAGGAAGTTGACAATTTACCAAACAATAAACGGTTAGATAATCAGTATGCAAAGCTTGTTGATCAAAAGGTAAACTACCTGTTAGCAAAGCCTTTAACCATCAAAACGGAAAATAAAGAGTATCAAAAGGCATTAAAACTAGTGTTAAACAAACGTTTTCATAAGACTTTTCGTTATCTAGGAGAAAATGTATTAAACCATGGCTTATCGTGGCTCTATCCATACTATAACGAGCTTGGACAGTTCACATTTATGCGATTGCCAGCTTACGAAATTATTCCTTTTTGGAAGGATAACGAAAAGACTATCTTAGATTATGCAGTTCGAGTCTATAGTGTTGAAGAATGGAAAGGCGATAAAAAAGAAATAGTTGAAAAGGTTGAGATTTACACTCTAGAAGGAATTGAAAGATATATCCTTGAGAATGAAAAACTTGTTCCTGATGTCGAAAAGGGTGAATTTACAACTTACCTCACTGCTAGAACAGGCGAAAAGGTTACAGCTCTCAATTGGGAACGAGTCCCACTTATTCCATTTCGATATAACAACCGTGAAATACCATTGATAAAGCGTGTGAAAAGCTTGCAAGATGGTATTAACGAAATCCTATCCGACTTCAACAATAATATGCAAGAGGATGCTCGTAGCACAATATTGATTATCCATAACTATGATGGACAAGACCTAGGGAAATTTCGTAAGAATTTAGCTCAATATGGTGCTATTAAAGTGCGTACAACAGCAACAGGCAAAGATGGTAAGGTTGAAACGCTGCATATTGAGGTCAATAAAGATAACTATGAATCAATCCTCAAACTTTTGAAAAAGGCTATTATCGAAAATGGAAGGGGTTATGATGCTAAAGACGATCGCATGAGTAATAACCCTAATCAAATGAATCTCCAATCAATGTATCTAGATATTGATTTAGATGCAAACGGTATTGAAACTGAATTCCAAGCATCGTTTGAGGAATTGCTTTGGTTTATTGATAAGCACCTTGAACATAAAAAAATTGGCAAGTTTGAAGATGCAGAATTAGAAATTATTTTCAATCGTGATATTTTAGTCAATGAATCAGAAGTTATCGATAACATTAATAAATCAATGGATTTATCACATGAAACAAGAGTAGAACAACATCCATATGTATCTGATCCAAAACTAGAATTAGAGCGTAAAAAGAAAGAGCAACAAAAACAGATTAATATGTACGATAATTACGAAACCACTTTCCTACAAAAGCAAGGTGATATGAATGGTCAAGCCAACACGTAGTTATTGGCAAAAACGTTTTGAAATGTTAGAACAAGCACAACATGAAAAAAGCGCAAACTACTACAAAGATCTTGAAAAAGCCTACATTCAAACCATGAGTGAAATCGAAAAGGATATTGCTAGATGGTATCAACGCTTTGCTAAGAACAACGAAATCACATTAGACGAAGCGAAACAGTTGCTTAAAAGTGATGAATTACGAGAGTTCCGTTGGACTGTAGATGAATACATCGAATACGGCAAAAAGAATGCTATCAATCAGAAATGGATGAAACAACTAGAAAATGCATCCTCTCGTGTCCATATAAGTCGTTTGGAGAGTTTACAGTTACAATTACAGCAACATGTTGAAAAGCTGTATGGAGGGCAAATTGAGGGCTTTGAGAGATTGATGAAAGAGGCATATCAAACTCAGTATTATCACACTGCATTTGAGGTGCAAAAAGCTTTCGAAATCGGCTTTACTCTACAGGCATTAGATGAGACAAAGCTAACGAAAGTGATTAGCAAGCCTTGGACTGCTGATGGTCAAACATTTAGTCAAAAAATATGGCGTGACAGAAACTTATTGCTAGATACACTTCATACCGAGCTAATTCAATCTATGGCTCGTGGTGAAGCACCTGACCGTATGATAAGTTCGATAGCTAGAAAAATGAATACATCACGTTCCAACGCTGCTCGTCTTGTTATGACTGAATCAGCGTTTTTTAGTGCTTCAGCTCAGAAAGATACATTCGGTGAGTTAAAT